GCTCAGCCGCATACCAACCGGTCCGGCGACTCATACCCCAGAACGCAGCCTTGGCATAACCAGGGCCACCAGAGATCGCCAAACGGGCCGTCGACTGAGTGCTCCGAGGCTTGATCGCACCAGCAGCCAGGACCTGCTGACGGGTGCCAGAGCGGGCAGCAGACCGCGCCCACTCCGACACCTCCTCAGCAACCCTCTTATTCGCCTTGCGCTGCTCCCGGCCCAGCCCCTGAGACGACGCCTTCAAGCCGGCGATCAACTCATCGAGGCCATCGACCTCGGCAGAGACCAGCGCCATCAGTACGCCGTGTCGGTGGTCTGGTACTCCAACGTCCACGCCGGATCAGTGCCGTTGTCCAGCACCCGGAACGGCAGAGGCTGTTCGGGTGTGGTGTCCAGACCGACCTTCGGGCTAGACCCGGTGAGCTGGATCAGAGGGAACGTCGCCCGAAACAAGAAGTCGAACCCAGTCTCGATCTCGGGACCGGTGAAGGTGATGATCAGATCTTCGAGCTCGGTCCCGGCCAGCCACGCGTCCTGCCAAGAATCGTCCTCGTAGTCGAGCGACAGAGTGCCGGTCGGCTCCACACGGGTATTCAGCACCGGCTTCTCACGGCCACCCGCACAGATCCGCCAACGCTCCATGTCGAGCCCGGTCGGGATCGTGAAGTCAGCCGAGCGCAGACACTCAGAGTTGCCGTCGATCGACACCACACAGTCGATGTCGCGGTAGACGTGCGACGACGTGGGGTAGGAGGGGGTGACCGACGCCGCCGCAGTGTCGAGCGTCTTGTAGGCAAACGTCGACTTGATCACCGGCAGACCCTTGGGAGCCAGCGCCAGATTGAGGCTCTCGGCCATGCACCCGAGGTAGTCGTGATGGTTCACCGTGCCGTCCACGCCAGCGCGTCCGGCGTGGACGGTGAAGGACTTAGCCGGGCCGGTCGTGGTCGGGGTGAACGTGTGGAGCCTGGTCAGAGTCGCGCCACCAGGCGTGGTGGTCGCCACAGTCGACGCCACCGAAGCGAACACCAGCCCCAACGACTTCGCCATCAGGTCCAGGGTCAGCACATGCTGACCGCCACGAGGCACAGCTACAGACCGCCCCGTCGGGGTGGCCACCGTCGCTGGGCGCATCCCACGGCTCTGGAGGTACTCCACATTCGGGGTGGCGTCATCGGTTTGGTTTTCGATGCCGCGGGTCAGAGTGGTGGCCTTGGTGCCCCACGCCACGGTCTCCTCGCCGATCGTCCAGAAGTTGTCTTGGATGCCCATCTATCAGCCCTCCAGGCCGGTCGGGTCGGAGTCACCAGCGGGCGCTAGCGACGGATCATCGGCCTTGCTGGCCGACTTCTTCGCCGGGGCCTTCACAGGCTCCACCGGCTCGAACGAGCCACCCAGCGACGCCACCACGGCATCGTCCAGGTCGAACACGTCCCCAGGCTCAGGGACGAACGGCGGCACGCCCTCAGGCGCAAAGATGTACCCGGCCTCGCCGGTGTAACGGACCTTCATTGAAGGCTCCTCTCTCAGTTGAGACGGGCGGTCACGTCGACCACCACACGCGCCGTCCCGATCGGACCCTCAGGGGTCTGACCGCACGACATCGACTTCTCCGTCACCCACCCGAACAGCACCCCGTCCAGATCCGACAGGGCCGGTTCGTCGGCCAGAACGTCCTGGATCGCCGCCACGACGGCCGACGTACGGCACAACGTCGAATCCAAGTCGCCACGCCCTGTTATGACCACGATCAGCGGCAACCTGAACGACTCATCGCGCACCTGTCGCCCCGACTTCATCACCGGCCGGTCCTCAGTGGACGACAGTTCATCCACGAACACCATCTCAGGCTTGCGGTGCAGGTCCCCCGGCCAACCGGAATGGACATCCACACTTCCAATCAGCGACGGATGGACCCGCAACAGCGACACCATCCGCTCCACGGCAGACCACCACACCGTCGTCTCCGCCATCACGCCACCCCCGGCAACCAATACCGGGCACGCACCCCAACCAGCAGCCGATCAACCTCCAAGAACCCCGTGGGGCGACCAACAGACCAATCCGGCGTCGAATACCGCGTAGTGCCGCCATCGAAACTCTGAGCCAACACGTCACGAGACGTACCGGACCCCGACGCCGCCACGACACGCCCGACGTACTCGGCGCACGCGTGTAACACCTCCTCAGGCGGGGCGTCCAGACCGACCTGGACCGACACCGTGACCACCCCAGGACCAACCGCCACCGACGGATACACCACCGACCCCGAGAACTTGTGGGTGCCAGACACCACCACCCCGTCGACCGCCACCGACGTAACGGACCTCACCGGCCCATCCACCGCCAACGACACCACAGGGGACGGAACAGCGACCCGCACCACAGAGGCCCGAGGCACCATCGGCACCCCGACGAACCGCTCAGCCAGCGCCTCGAACTCAGACACCAGCCGGTCGATCTCGGCGTCAGCAACACCGGACAGCAACGCCATCCGACGCTCACGGGCCTCAGCAGCGGTCAGGTACGCCACGCTCAGCCCCTACGGGTCCGCTTCACGGGCGCAGCCTCGACGGCCTGCTCCACCTCTGGGGCATCCACAGCGGCCTCACGGGAGCCGACAACCCCGGCACGCACACCGAACCGGGCTAGCTCCGCATCCACCTCGGCCACGCGGCCAGACAGCCCACGCAGCACATAGCCGTCACGCTCCACCAGCAGGGCCGCAACATACGAATCGGACACAACACACCTCCAACGGAGCGAACATGGGGGGAGGTGTGGGCCTGGGGGGAGGCATCAGCCACCAACCCAGGCCCACACCAACCGACCTAGAAGGTCGGCGTGACCAGGCCGGTGCCACCGACAGTGGCGATGGCCTTCGGGTAACGCCCGGCCGTGGTGGCCGAGTAGCCGTAAGCAACGAGCTTCACGGTCAGGTTGCCGCCGTTGGTCTGCTCGAAACGCAGCTCACGGGGGGCACCGTCACCGTCCTCCCACAGGAGGATGTCGTCAGCCTTCGCCACGACCACCAGGTCCTCATTGGTGCCGGCACCGAGGTTGGTGGCCATGTTGGCGTCGGTGACGACGGGCAGACCGAACAGCGACCCAACGACCTGCCCGTACTCGGCGGCAACACCCACACCAACAGCGTTGGATGGTGCGTTCAGGCCGATCAGGGGACGGTTGGTAGAGTCGACCGCAGCGGTCAGCCAGCCCCAGCGACGGGGGTGCATGAAGATCGCGGTGGCGGGCATGAACCGGTTCGAGTTCACGCGCTGCACAGCGTCAGCGAGCTTCGGGAAGAACTCGGCCACGGTGGGGGACGCGTCGGTGTAGGTCACGGCCTCGATCCCGGCCGTGCCGGTGATGGCGGTGTACACCGAAGTGTCCAGCACGGTCGCGTAGTGCGACGCGAGGTCACCGAACACCACCAGATCGATGCCAACCCCACGCTCCAACGCCTGACGGGAAACGTCCTGCTGACCGGCAATGGTCTGGAGAGACACGGCCAGGGTGGTCTCATCGAAGTTGGTTTCCGACACGGCGTCGTTCTCGGCCGCCTGGACGGCGGTGGTGGTGCCGGTGGTGCCACGCGGGATGTTGAAGGTCATCCCACCAGCAGGCAGCGGGAGCCGCCGCACCGAGTTGGCGATCGGGCGACCAGCCCGAGCGATCGGAGCGAACATGTCCACCAGGTACTGCGGTGGCACCAGCGCACCGAACGCACCGGTGCCGACATCGCGGGTCTCCAGCGCCATCCGCTGATGACGCTCCAGCCGCTCCCTGGCCTGCCAGTCACCGCCAAACTCGGAGCGGTAGGCATCCTGAAGGAACGAGTACTCGCCGCCATCGCGGTACACGACAGGCTCAGCGCCGACACGGATCTCAGGGGACCCGTTGGGGGCAGGGAAGCGGGCAGCCACAGCGTCAGCAGCAGCACGGGCCTCTTCGAGCGCAACGAGCTCGGCCTCACGCTCCTGAAGCTGGGCGAGATCGGCATCAGCGGCAGCGACGGCGGAACGGGCCTCGCTGAACTGGATGGTCTCGGCATCAGTGAGCGCCGAATCGTCACGGGCCTCGGCCGCAGCGATCACCGAATCGATGACGGCCATATGGCCGGCGCGAGTGTCGAGGCACTCACGGATAGAAGCTCGGATCTGTTCGAGCAGGGTCATGACAGGACCTCCATGGGTCACGTTGGTTGGCACCCGTGCCGGGCGGCGCGGGTGAGTCGTGGCTCAGGTGGACCGCAGGTGGACCGCAGGTGGTGCCCCCTAGAGGGGTCCGGCGTGCGGTTCGGCGTGCAGCCCGGCGTGGGCCGGGAGTGGCTGCCTAGATAGACAGCCGGGCACGGACAGCCGAAGCCATCCGCAGATCAAGACCGCGCACCGACGGCGCGGGTACGTCGTCGCGCACTTGGGCGACGGTCGCAGGGTTCGCCGGGTAGGTCACCAGCGAAACGTCGAACAGTTGGACCTCGATGATGCGCCGCTCGAGGTAGTCCGCATCCCACTCCTGACGGATCACACGGAAAGCGAAGGACATCTCATCGAGATCGCCTCGCTCCATCGCGGACAGCACCGACGCCACCAGCGGAGACGAACGGTCAAGCGAGGCATCACACCGCAGACCCACGGCGTCAGACGCCAGCGTCAAGGTCTTCGCGGCCGTACGGGCCAGAGGTAGGCCCTCATGGTTCACCAGGAGACGCACGTCGTCACGCTCGACCACCGACTTAGCGCAAGCACCCTCAGCGATCACCTCAGACCAGCCGCCACGCTCCGGGCCACCAGCCACGTCATAAGGGAACCCGTACACCGTGGCGTACCCCGACATCGACACGCCGCCGTCCTCATCCGCTCGCACCTCAGGCGCAGCGAACCGCCGGGCCTCCACAGTGCGGCCACGCTGCACCACCGACAGAGACGACATGTCACCACCCAGACGGGCAGCGACCACATCAGGCAACAACTCAGACATCTGACCCTCCAGGTCCGTTCAGCGCCACCGTCTGGGCACCGACACCGCCAGGCAACGGCGGGCGATCCTCGTGCTCCCGCGCCTCATCCGGCGTCCCCCAACCGCCACGGATGCGCAACGTCTCCACCTCCGCCTGCGTCTTCATGTCCACCTTCACCAGCGCCCCGGTGTTGACCTTCACGTATTCCGACGGCGGCACCATCGAAGACACGAACTCCTCCATCAGAGTCACCCACCACCCCGCGTTATAGGTGAGGTAGTTCAGCGACCGCTGCTCGACGTTCGCGTACGTCTGACTGTTACCGGACTCGCCACCGATCATCTCCGGCGGCACCAGGAAGAACCCGGCGATGTCGGCCTTGTTCGCCTTGATCGTCTCCAGGAACTGGGACTCCTCCGGGCTCACCTGGATCGCCTCGTAAGTGACACCCAACCCGAGCACCACCGGCTCACGACCAGACACCGCAGCCCTAAACCGCTCCTTGATCGTCGCCGCCTGATCCTGGGTTACCGGCTGATCCGTCGACAGCACCGCCGAAGGGTGAGCGCCATCACTGAACCACCGGCGACCGAACTCGCCAGCCGACAGCCCCAACCCCGTCATCGACGCCGCGTACTGCAACGGAGACAACCCGATAGGCGACCCCGGAACAGTGAACGCAGGCCAATGCACCAAGTCATCACCGACCGGACGGCCATCAAGCAACCACTGCACCGACCCAACACCAACCGGCCGAGCCGACATCCTCGACGGAGACAAGATCTCCATCTGCACCGGATACCCCAGCCGGTCACGAGCCGCCACCAGACCGAACACGTTCCCGGCCGTCAACCACGACATCAACACCTGACGACGCCACCCGATCGCATGCATGTGCACCCACGGAGCCGACAGCAGCGGGGACGGCCGCTCAACCTCCACCGGCGCACCAGCCGCCCGGCGGTACTGCTTCACCGGCAACGCCGACAACCGAGAGATCAGATCCATACACGACCACACCGCACCCAACCGGAGCGCCTGGTCCACATCCGACACGGCACCATGACCGCCACCAGACCGACGGACACGCTCAGCCGCCAGCACCTCAGCCAACGACCCCACAGAACGACGCTCAGGGCGGAACAAGCTCATGCCCGCACCTCAACCGCGGCGACCACAGCCACCCCGGCCACCACCAAAGCCAACGGCACCGACCACATCGACACACCGACCACCACAAGGGCGAGACCGAACAACTCGAGCAACACGTGCACCATCGGCTCCTCTCCTCTCAGTAGACGCTCATCGACACATCAACAGCAGGCATCGACACAGCAGCGTGATGGGCCAACACCACAGCCACCAGCGGCGACATGTCATGGTCCCCACGACGATCAATCAGCAGGGCATCCCCCGCCTTGCGCTTCTCCGCCCACGACACCGCCGACGACAACTCCGGCCGGTCACGGTGCACCACTTCCTCATCCACTACCGCGTCGAAGAACCCCGCCGTAGCCAGCTTCACCGCACCAAACCCGACCCGCTCCACCGACACACCCGCCGACTCCATGTCAGTGATCAACACAGCAGCCGGACCGGCCTCATCAACCACCACCCGACGAACCGAACCATCAGCGACCAGCGCAGCCACCTCGGCCACCACCCAGCCCGTGCCGGCCCCACTCGCCACCACATCAACCCCGATACCACCCTCACGGCACTCACCAGCCACCGCCACCGACGACGACGACCGATCAGGCCGCACCTCCACCGCAAGATCCACATCACCCACCAGCCACCCAGGCCGATCAGCACGACGCCCAGACTCACCACTACGACACGCCAACCAGTCAGCCTCAGCGATCACCGACCACGCAGGCCCCAAGCCATCCGACGGATCCGGGAAGATCCCCAGCCGCTCACGAGCAAACTCGGCATCGGTCAGATTCGACCGCTCCACCGTCCCAATGAACTCCTCAGTGATCAGCGACCCGAGCGACGGGTTCCCCTCCAACCACGCTCCACGATCATCTAGCGCCCCAGCGACAGCATCGGCATCAGAGGCATCGACATCGACGGACCACTCGACGTAAGTGATCTCACCAGCACGACCACGGGCGATGATCCGCCGCAAAGCATTCGACTCGGCCACCTCCAACGGGGCCGAGCTCGTCCACCACAGTTGCGGATCCGGCCGGGCCGACATCGTTGGCAACAAACTGCCCAAGTCGGTGATGTAGTAGGCCTCGTCCAGGACCACCCGGTCCCCCGAGAACCCACGGCCACCACCCTTCGAACGGGCCTTGAACTGGAGCCGCTTCCCGTTGCGTAGCTCGATCCGTTCCTTGCCGTTGCTGTCGTAGATCCCCCTGACCTCGGCCATCAACTCCGGCGTCGTCTCGACCAGCGTCCTGATCCGAGTGAAGTGCTCCAGCGACGTGTCGAACCGGTGCGCCGTGTGGGTGATCAGATCCACGGCGTCATCGAGGAACAGCCAGTACAGCTCGGCAGCCTCCAGGACCCCGCCCTTACCATTCTGGCGAGGGACAACCAGCCCCACCTCGAACGAGGCGCAGAACCCTTCAGCGGTCTCAGCCAGTGCGGCGTCGAGAACCAGTTCCTGCCACGGAAGCAGCACCAGCCCCGCCGTCCTCGCCAACTCCACCGCCTCCGGCCCCGCGCTTGACGCTGCGTTTGGGCGGCTCAG